TACGTGTAGAACCTGAAGAATATAGTCCGAAACACCCACAATTAACGCCTGCAAGAAATGTTGTTGATGCAACTGCATTATTTAACCCTAGACCTGATAATGACCCTGAAAATGTAACAATTTTATATGGTTTTACTCGTGATATATTTGCATCAAGAGTTGCTAGGTCACAACAAAGTGTAAGCATTAAATCATTTGGCAGAATTGGTCAGGTTGGCATATCATTAGAAGAACCATTAACTGGTCTTGTAGGTACAACTGCAATAGGAAATTTTTTACCGGGTTTTGTTGTTACAGGTGTTGCAGGTACTGGTAATGTTAATGATGCAACAGCAGAAGACCAAGTTGATGTAAATACAACTGGTGTTGCAGGTTCAAGTACAATCGGTAATTTTCAGACTGGTGCAGTAATTACTGGTGTACAATCTACTGGTGCGATTAATAATCAAACTATTAATAATGATAGAATATTTGAATTAGCTAATGGTGGTGTTGTAGGAACTTCTGCAACAGGTATAGAAATAGCAGACATATCAACAGGTGTGCAAACAGGTCAATCAGCGACAGGTACAATTAATTCAGTAGTACCTAATGCAGATATAGCGATTACTGGAGTTTCAGGCTCAAGTGGTATTGGTACATTTGGCGAAGAGGGTAATGGAACATTAAATCTAAATGTATTGCCAACAGGTGCAACAGCAACTGCAAATGCAGGTGTAGAGGTTGCTGAATCTGAAATACCTGAAACCAATACTTCTGGTTGGGGAGAAAATGCTTTTGGTACTGGAGTATGGGGTGGAGATGGAGAAGTTAGAGGTATTACTAATATTGGTAATGTTACCATGGACATCTTTAATGGTCCAAATCCACAAAGTGGTATTCAGGCAACTGGTACTGTAAATCAAGTTATTTTTAATACTGATATTTCATTTACTACTGGTTGGGGTATAAATGGTTGGGGAGAAAATGAATTTGGTGGTACAGATATAACTATGGGATTAAGTGCAACAGGCACTGTAAACACCGTTACTATTGACCAATCTGTAAATATTACTGGTATACAAATAACTAGTTCAATAGGTTCTGAAACAATAGGCATCAACAATGCTTATGGTGAAGGTGCTTGGAATGATGGAACATGGGGTAATTAAATGAATTTTACACAATTAGAAACAAATATTAAAAATTTTATAGAAGATGATGGAACAGAATTTTCAACATCAATACCTGAAATAATCAAACAGGCAGAAAGTATGATATTTGCTAGATTGCCAAATCTACCATGTTACAGACAATCTTTATCTGCAAATTTTGTTATTGGACAAAAAGAATATGATGTTGCAAATGCTAGAATGATAAGACAAGTTGCAGTTACAAAAGCAAATAGTGATGTAATATTTTTAAAACATAGAATAGATAGTTATTTAAGAGATTATGTGCCTAATGCATCTACACAAGGTGAACCATTTATGTATGCAACAAAAAAGGCAACAACATCAGGTATAAAAATTTTAATAGGACCAGTGCCATCAGCAACATTAGCCTATGAGGTTGATTTTATTGGTCTTGAAACAGGTTTATCTTCTGGCAATGCTAATAGTTGGATAGGAGATAATGCAGAGCAAGTTTTATTGTCGGCATGTCTGTATGAAAGTTCTGCTTTTCTAAAGTCACCAGATAGTGTAAACTTGTATAAGGCACAATTTGATGAAGCAATAGCTTTGTTTCAACAAGAAATGCAACGTAATTACCAAGCAGAATACGAAGGAGGTATTTAACAATGGCAATAACACAAGCAATGTGTACTTCATTTAAATCAGAAATATTAGATGAACAACACGATTTAGTTGCAGATACTTTAAAGATAGCTCTTTACACAAGTTCTGCTAATTTAGATGCAAGTACAACTGCATTTACAACATCAAATGAAGTATCTGGAACTGGTTATAGTTCAGGTGGCGAAACATTAACAAATAGAACAGTATCAACAAGTGGTACAACTGCTTTTTTTGATGCAGATGACCCTACATGGACAAGTGCATCATTTACTGCTAGAGGTGCATTGATTTATAATTCATCTAATTCTAATAAAGCAATAGCAGTTTTAAACTTTGGTGGAGATTTTTCAGTGTCCTCAGGTACATTTAGAATAGTTTTTCCTGCCGCTGGTGCAAATGCTATAATTACAATAGCTTAGGAGGTTTAAATGGCTAGTGTTTATACTAATGATTTAAGACTAGATGAACTTGGAACTGGAGATGCTAGTGGTACATGGGGAAATGTTACAAATACAAATCTTCAGTTGATAGGTGAAGGATTAAGTTTTACTACTAAAGATTGTTTTGCTTCAGATGGAAACCAAACAGAAACTGTACTTGATGGTGGTTCAGACCCAGCTAGAGGAATGTTTTTTAGAGTAACATCTTCTGCAACATTATCTACTACAAGAGTTCTTACAATTCTACCTAATACAATCAGTAGATTGCAATTTATTGAAAATGCCACAACAGGTAATCAAACAATAACTATAAAACAAGGCTCAGGTTCTACTGTAAATATTGCAAACGGACAAACAAAAGCAGTTTATATGGACGGTGCAGGTAGTGGAGCCAAAGTTGTAGATGCATTTGCTAGTTTAGGTGTGGGAGAACTAAATGGATTACAATTTCCTATTGCAGACGGTTCAAATGGTCAATTTATACAAACAAATGGTAGTGGCACATTAAGTTTTGCTACAGTAGATTTATCAACAAAAGCAAATATAGCCAGTCCTACATTCACAGGAACTCCAGCTGGGCCAACTGCCGCCGCAAATACAAATACAACACAATTGGCAACAACTGCATATGTTCAAACAGAGATTGGACAAATCATTGTACTTGAAACAGACAGTGGTAATCCTGATCCAGTCGCTGGTGACTTTACAAACGGTGCCATATTTGTAGGTCAATTCTAGGAGATTTAAATGTCAGCGAAATTGTTTGGATTAGATAGTGGTACTGTAAGGCGAATAAAAAAACTTTTTGCATTAGATGGTTCTACACCAAGAAGAGTAAAAAAATTATTTTCGTTAGATGGTAGTTCTGTAAGATTAGTTTTTGAAGATTTTTCTACATTTACAGTATCTGGCACAAGTAATTTAATTCAATCTCCAGTTAATGAAGTAATTGATTTTGGTGTACGTTCTGATTTTGATGCTGGTGGTACAGATGTAAACGTAAATGCAAGTGGAAGTGGCGATACAAATAATATAGGTGGTGTAAGTGGTCTTTCAGTAGATGTAGATAGTAACCATACATTTGTATCACAATCAGATATTTCAGGTGGTAATAGACCTTTTGCAAATCACCCCGGTGCGTTTCAAGCCGCCGCAGGTAATAATCCTGCTAGAGCCTTAGTTCCACAAAGTTCATTGGTAAGTCCTGCTACAAGTATATCGGCTTTATCACAAAATGTCTTTGGTGGTACTGGTAGTAATTTTCAAAATCAAAATGCTTTTCCAAACCTTTTTAACGGTAATACAACCATAACCTTTTCTAATGGTGCTACAGACTCAACTCCAACCATACAAAACCAAAATCCCGGTGGTTTTCAAGGGGTTTTTCAAGCAGGTGGTCAAACATTAACATTTGAATCAAGAGCACCACAATTTGGTAATTATTTATTATTTATTTTTAATGGAAGTAATTATCCACAAATAAGAGTAAATTCAGCAACTACACAAGCAACTGGACGTAGAGCAAGAGTACAAAATGGTTCAAATAGACCATTTAATATTCAAAGTGGTGGATTAAATGCAGGTGGTAATTTTTCTACAGGAAATTTAAATGCAGGAGCAAGTACTGGTTTCATAACTGCTAATAGCACAAGTGAGGCATTTACTTTAGTTGGTGTTGCAACAAAAAACCCAGCAACATTTTCAATATCTAATGCTGATAACAGTATTACAGTGAATGGAACTTTTGGAGATGGAGAAAATGCTTCACAAGCAAGAGATAGAATCCAAGCCGCTTTAAATGGCGATAGTACATTCCAAGCTAAATTCAATACAGGTGTAGACGTAGATAAGACTGTTGGTGGTGTATCTCACAAAGTTGTAACATTTACAAGTGATACTGCCGAAAATACAAGTGATTTCACAATAACAATAACACAAAATGATGGCAGTAATACAACTGGTTATTCTGCAACTACAACTCAAGGTGTGCCTGAAAGTTTGCAAACTGCAGTTACAGTTGTAAGAGCAAAAGAAGGCAGTGAAGTTTCATCTGTCAAAAATGTATCTAGTGAAGCAAACGCAGATACCTCAGGTGCTGAAATTGCATCATTAGGCGATGATATTTCATATGATGCAAGTACAAATAAAATAAAAGTTACAGATCAAGATGCAACAATTAATATTGCAAATGCAGGTAGTTTATCAATTTCTAAAGATTAATTCATGTTTTATGACCCTTTTCAAAAACATTTAGATGTAAGAAATGCAATACATGAATATTATATTTTTGAAAATGCATTGAATGACAGAGAATGTCAAAATTTTTTAGATTTTGCTGGTAATGAATGGCAAGATTCTATCATAACATCATTCGCAAATGGCAAAGATACAACTAAACTTTATCCAAAAGATTCTGTAAGAAAATCAAAAATAGTATGGTGTAATGAAATAAAATTATTAAAAATAGCAAAACATTATGCTGATAGGGCGAATTCAATAACCAATTGGCAATTTCAATTAGATATGGTAGAGCCATTACAAATAACCAAATATGAAAAAAATGGTCATTACGATTTTCATTCTGATGGAAATGGGTTTTCAAGAACAGTAAATAATGAAAAAACTCGTAAATTATCAATGAGTATAATTCTTAATGATGATTATGAAGGTGGTGAGTTTGAATTTTATGGTCATAAAAAATCAATAAAACCAACAAAAGGTACTGTAATTGTATTTCCATCTTATATGGTTCATAGGGTTAAACCTGTAACAAAAGGTATTAGATATTCAGTAGTGGCTTGGTTTTGTGGCGAACCGTTTAGATAGGTCTAAACATGAAAAAATCTTTAGAAAATAATAGTAAATATAATGATTATGATACTGACGGTGATGGTGTCGTTTCAGATGAAGAGTTGGCTCATGTTACAGAAATAAAAAAGCTTGAGCATGATTTACGAAAACAAAGAGCACAAAGACGTATGGCAACTGCCAGTTTGGTTGCTATGGGTGGTTTTACTTTGGCAATGTTTTTTGTTGATATTGATAGAGTTAAGGCTTTATCGGATATTTCAAATTTATTTTATATTAGTGGTGCTGGTATTGTGGGTGCATATATGGGTGC